TGGCTGTGCGTACAGGTGTACACATCGACATCGTATCCCAGCTGAAGAAGTCGGAGAAAGCATTCGAGGAAGGCGATAGAATTACCCTACAGGATCTTCGTGGTTCTGGTTCGTTGTCTTCTGTACCTAACACAGTCCTCGCACTTGAGCGTGACAGACAAAACCAAGACCAGACACTGGCTAATACAACCATCGTTCGTGTTCTCAAGAACCGATTGACGGGTCGAGCTGGTGTTGCAACCGCCCTGTTCTACGATAGAAACACAGGTCGTATGCGTGAGGTTGATGTCGCATTCAATGACGAGGGCGATCCAGTATTCGAGCCAATACCAACATGACAGACGAACAATTCTATCAGCAATTTGTATTACTTAGGGCATCTGCTTGGGACATGTATGCATCAGCTGCACTAAGCATGTCTCTACATCCAGGAACCACCAGAGACAAGGCGGTTCCAAAAACACCAGAACAGATTGCAGAGATTGCAGATCAGCTACTGGCAGAAAGAGATAAACGAGGATGGATCTAGTAATTGACATTGAGTCGGATTCGTTGATGGAGTTGATCCTTGATTCCAAGGGAAGACCAGTCAAGGAATGCACGAAGGTTCACTGTGTTGTCACCAAGAACATAGAGAACGACGAACTACAGACATGGACAGACGATAGGTTGGGCAAGCCCCTGCTTCAGTATCTGAACAAGGCAACCAAGCTGATCGGCCACAACATCTATGGCTTTGATCTACCATGTCTACAGCGCATGCTTGGCTATACAGGCAACGCGGAGATCTACGATTCACTGGTGGTGTCCAAGCTTATGTATCCCGATCTCAAGAACCACCCGCTTGGTGGCAACTCTCTTGAGGCATGGGGCAAGCATCTTGGCAAGGAGAAGATCAACTACACTGGTACTTGGTCGGAGCTGACTAACGAGATGTTGGTGTACTGCATTCAGGATGTTCATGTTGCTCACGAAATCTACAAGCACCAGATTGCTTGGATCGCCAAGAACAAGTACGAAAAGGTTGTCAAGCTTGAGCACATGGCATCAGCCGTGATCATGCGACAGAAGAGCAACGGCTTTGCATTCTGTCAAGACAGCGCAAGTAAATTACTTAGGGAGCTGACCGAGTTCAAGGCTCAGGTCGAGGACGAGATGCGTACCATCTTTCCTGACAAGGTAACCCACAGGTTCTCCAACAAGACAGGCAAGCGACTCAAGGATGATGTCGAGGTGTTCAACCCCGCATCCCGCAGTCAGATTGCCGAGCGTTTGTTCGATAAGTATGGCTGGGAAGCACCCAAGACCGATGCTGGCAATCCCAATGTAGATGCTGATGTCCTACAGGATCTTGAGTATCCAGAGGCAAAGAAGCTGGTGGAATACTTTGACAACATCAAGTTGCTGGGCATGGTCGAGGATTGGTATACTCGCTCCAGTAACTCCAGAGACAGCAAGGTACACGGTGATGTCAATGTACAGGGTGCCGCTACTGGTAGATGCACACACTCACAGCCCAATCTTGCACAGGTTCCAAGCGACCACAGGATCAGAGAATTGTGGATTCCACACGATGGTCATGTATTGTTGGGATCAGACTTAAGCGGCCTTGAGCTAAGAATGCTGGCGCATTACATGTACCCGTATGATGCTGGTGAGTATGGCAATGTCATACTTAACGGTGACATCCACACCCACAATCAAACCAAGGCTGGGTTGCCAACGCGCAACAACGCCAAGACATTCATCTACGGCTTCCTGTACGGGGCTGGAGATGCCAAGGTAGGCAAGATCGTAGGCGGCACATCCAAGCAGGGTGCTGCCCTCAAGGAACGCTTCCTTCGGGAGCTACCAGCCTTGGCCAGTGTCAAGAAAGCAGTAGAGTTTCAAGTTGCCAAGGACAACGCACTAAGGCTGGTAGATGGTCGATCCGTCCCAGTACGCAGCGCCCACGCCGCACTTAATACACTACTACAAGGAAGTGGTGCAGTTGTCTCCAAGTACTGGATGATCTTGGCAGACTTCAACCTACGAAAAAGATTCGGCAACCAAGTAAAGCAAGTTGCCTATGTTCACGACGAACTTCAGTTCTCCTGTCCTGCGGATATCGCACAGGAAGCTGGCAAGATAATCACCGACTCCGCTATTGAGGCTGGCAATCGACTTAAGATCTGCATGCCAATCAACGCCGAGTTCAAGATAGGCCGTAACTGGTCGGAGACACACTGATGAAACTAAATAATGTAGACTGCTACTTGGTCTATTATGACTTCAGCAAGATTCAAGGCTACAGTGGATGGTTGGTAAAGCTGTTGGGCCTTAGTAACATTACCCATGTTGGTCCAATGTTCTATCATCCCAGCATTGGATACAAATGCATCACGATATGCGAAGGTAGAAAAACAAAGAATGGCATTGAACCACACTCCAAGATACACGATAAAGACTCGTTACAAAAACTAGGTGCAACCATAGTTTCAATGACTTATCTTAAAGAAGCATCTGTTGACTTTGATGTTGTCTACTCTGAAGCGGCTAGCTATACAGACGCTAGTTCTTGGGATCTAATCTTTCATCACTTCATTGGTAGATTCATAGGGCTTACACGACCAAGAATGTGTACTACCTATGTATCTTGGTTGTTTGGATTGCCTGAGATATGGCATCCAGCGAATTTATACAGATACATGCTAAGGAAAAACAATGATCACACTACTGATTGCTGGACAAGCAAGGGTTGGAAAAACCACAACGGCAACAATCATTAACGCTATCGCAAAGAAGCGAGACTTTAATCCCGTCATCCTGCCCTTCGCCTCTGCGATCAAGGAACAAGCAGAGCAGCAAGGCTTAAGCAAGGATAAGAACCCAGATGAGTACCGTGCCTTTTGCCAATCGGTTGGCGAAGGAAAGCGGAAAGAAAACCCAGACTACTGGGTAGAACGATTCAAGGAAAAGTGGTTTGAATATGACGCAGCCGATAGAAAAGCATCTCAGTGCTTTGACAAACTGTGGAAAGAGACGGTCATTATTGTTGATGACTGTCGCTATCTTAATGAGCTTAACTTTGGGAAATCAATCGGTGCAAAGTCGATCTTTATTTCCCGTGGCAATAGGGAGCTTGCTGATGCCAACGCATCGTGGAGAAACCATGAATCAGAATACATGGCAAACGAATACGAAGACGGAAACAAAGATTTCTTGGACATCTTCGACTTCGTTATCCACAACAACAAGACATTGACCAAGCTTAATGTAAAGATAGAAAATAGAATCGACTACCTGCTTGATATCAATCCCAAAACCTATTGCGATAGGTGCCAGTGTGATCCATGCAAGTACTTCTTTTCTGATACTGGACCAGACATTGCCGATCTATTCGAGGACTAATGGACTTACTACCAGACATTGCAATACTTGATGGTGACATTCTTGCCTATAGAGCAGCCTTTTGGGCTGACATGGAAGGGAGTGAGTGGCTTGAAGAAAGACTGATGGATGATATTGTTAGGTGGAATCCTAGAGATAAGCCACCAATCATCGCCCTGTCGTGTCGAAGAGAGGACAACTTCAGGCGGCGTTACCTTCCTGAATACAAGGAACACCGAGCAGGAGCGCCTAGGCCAGACTGCTTAGGACAGGCCGTAGAGTTCCTGATAGAACTGGGGGCTGTGACCGAGCCACATCTAGAAGCTGATGACATCATCGGCCAGTACAAGTCATCTCTGCGGGCTATCTGTGTCACCATCGACAAGGATCTAGGTCAAGTTCCTGGGTATAGTTGGACACCCCCAACAGATACCAAACCAGCAGCCGAAGAGATTGTCTACACAGACATTGCAACCGCCGATAGATTTTTCTATCGACAGTGGATTACAGGAGACAGCACAGATAACATTGGCGGGCTGTGGAAGATGGGTCCAAAGAAGGCAGATGCCCTGCTGGATTCGACCCACCCAAGGAACCACGCCGCCTTGGTTTTGTCGCTATACGAAAAGCGCAAAGATCGCACAGGTTCTGCGTACTGCATCGAAGATGCGGTTAAAATGGCCAAAGCGGTCAGGATCCTGCGGGATGGTGAGGGGGTCGATTGGGATCCTCTGTCCCTGCTGGACGACAACTAACAGACGTATTGAGAAGAAGCAAGCTATGGAAGACACATACAACACAAACACATATCATTTCGATAACGTTGTAACTCAAGAAACAAACAGCTTTAGGTGGATAGATCCAGCAACTGTCTTCGTTAAGACGGGTAAGCATGGTATCCCTAAGAAAGCTACCAAGGGATCAGCTGGCTATGACCTAAGAGCTGACCTAGATCAACCCACAATCATCAGACCACAAGAGACATTCCTAGTCAACACAGGTTTGTCTATGGCAATGCCAGAGTTTATCTCTGCGTTTATCTTGCCACGGTCTGGACTCGCACTCAAGCATGGAATTACAGTCCCCAACGCTCCAGGTCTTATCGACTCGGACTATCGTGGTGATATCTGCGTTATCCTTAAGAACGATGGTGATCAACCATTTAGGATAAACGATGGTGACAGAATTGCACAGTTGGTATTCGTTAACCTACTGTCACCTCCGCTTGTCTTCTCCCCAGAACTGTCGAATACAGACAGAGGTTCTGGTGGATTTGGTTCTACAAACACAGGATAACTTATGAACACATTTGAAAACTTTATTGCACTAAGCAGATACTCAAGATGGATTGAATCTTGGGGTCGTAGAGAAACATGGGAAGAGACTGTTGACCGATGGTGGGACTACATGACCCACAAGGAACCAGCTCTTCTCGAAAGACCAGACATCAAACTCTCGGTCTTGAACAGAGAGGTATTCCCCTCCATGCGCGCCCTCATGACAGCAGGACCAGCACTAGACAGGGATCATACCGCAATGTACAACTGCAGCTATCTTGAGATTGATTCAATCACATCATTCAAGGAGCTTATGTACATCCTGATGTGTGGAACTGGTGTTGGATACACGGTGGAGAACCGATGCATCTCACAACTGCCAGACCTACCATCACAGCTAAAGAAACAAAACAAGATGCTAAAGGCTTTGGGCATCCTATTACACCCAACCATCGTAGTCGAAGACTCAAGAGAGGGTTGGTGTAATGCACTAGACCAGTTGATGAGATACCTGTACAGCGGTGTCATCCCTGTTTGGGATGTTAGCAAGGTAAGACCAGCTGGAGCCAGACTCAAGACCTTTGGTGGTCGAGCCTCTGGCCCAGAGCCACTGGTCAAGACCTTTGAGTTTGTTGTTAGGGTGTTTAAGAACGCCATCAAAAACAAACAGCAAAAGCTACAGGACATCGACTGCCACGACATCTGCTGCATGATTGCACAGTCTGTCATTGTCGGTGGTGTCCGTAGATCAGCCATGATCTCCCTTAGCGACCTATCATCCAACGAGATGGCAAAAGCTAAGTCTGGATCTTGGTGGAAGGACAACCCGCATAGAGCCTTGGCTAACAACTCGGCCGTCTACGATGGCAAGCCAAGTCTTGGTTTGTTCCTAGACGAGTGGTCATCCCTCTTCCAGTCCTACAGTGGAGAGCGTGGCATCATGAACCGAAAGGCGATGAATGATGTCTGCGCTAGAGTTGGTCGTTATGTACCAGAGAATACATTCCTTGGTACAAACCCATGTTCTGAGATCATTCTTAGACCAAACCAGTTCTGCAACTTGTCAACCATCGTGATCAAAGAGGATGACAGCCCAGTCGACATCTCACGAAAGATAGAAAAGGCGGCGATCCTTGGTACCATCCAGTCCAAGTTCACTCACTTCCCCTACCTTCGACAGAGTTGGAAGGACAACAGCGAGGAAGAGCGTCTGCTTGGTGTGTCGATGACTGGCATCTTTGACAATGCCTTCATGTCTGGCAGAACATCCCCGATGGATCTTATCAAGTTCCTACAGGAGATCAAGCAGCTAGCTAGAGACACCAACCTTGAGTGGTCTGCAAAGATTGGTGTGACACCATCAACCGCAATCACCTGTGTCAAGCCAGAGGGAACCACCTCATGCTTGGCTGGCTGCAGCAGCGGTCTACACCCACATCAGTATCCCTACTATATTCGTAGGGTTAGACTAGATAAGAAGGATCCTCTATACAACCTTATGGTTGATCAGGGCGTTCCTTGTGAGGATTGCGTAACCAATCCTCAGTCAACAGCAGTATTCTCCTTTGCTATGGCTGCTCCAGAAGGAGCAAAGACATTGCATGAGCTGGATGCAGAGACGCACCTAATCTTGTGGAGAATCTATGCCGACTACTGGTGCGAGCACAAGCCATCGGTAACAATCAACTATACCAACGAAGAATTCATTCGTCTGGGTGCCACGGTATATGAGCACTTCGACAGCATTTCTGGGGTGTCTTTCCTTCCGAAAGACGATAGCGTATATCAACAGGCTCCGTTTGAGCAGATTACCAAGGAACAATACCTTGAGTTTCCAAAGGTCGTAGTAGACTTTAGCTTGTTGAGAAACTACGAAAGAGAAGATACCACAAACGCAAGTCACGGAATGGCTTGCACAGCAGGAGGTTGTCAGATCATATGAATACAAATAATCCAATTGAACCAGCACTACAGGTAAAGCTAGACAATGGACTTCCCCTATCACCAGCAGAGTTTGGCCGTCTGGCAAGACAGCTTGCACTCTATACTCAGAAGATTGAAAAGGAACTAAATGAACTCAAAGTTTCCATATCTAGACCCAGACTGGATCCCGATAATGAAGGACTGGGTTCAGCATCCAAACTACGATCCAAATCAAACCAGTGAACAGCTGGCTAGAGAGTTGGCATACTTAGCTGGTAAGCTGGATCTTGTCGCCAAACTTGAGTCTGTGATTAGACTACAGGAGAAGGCGAATGCAAAACAATAAAGCAAAGGCTGCTATCCTACGAGAATCTCTTTTTAAGGAAGAGCAACTAGGAAATCTTGGTATTTTCTATAGAGACACAGCAGCAGCATATCAAGCAAAAATGCTACAAGAAAGCAAGGAACTTGATAAGCTTAAACAAAGCTGGGAAAAAAGATTTGAAGCAGCCGAAAAAGCAAAGAGAGAAAACAATAAAGCCTTTCTTCCATCTTTTATAGACCCCATTACGAACAAATCAATGGGTGTCTATAGAGTGTTGGATCGGTTTGGAAACAGAATGTCTTTTGAAGATATCTTAAAGAAAGACACCAGTAAGCGTGGAAACATCTTTGCTGTTGGTCAAGAGGCTAAAGCTATACTAGAAAGACAATATAGCTTTGAAGACTATCAAACGGCATCAACATCTTATGAAACCAAATTACAACAAGAACTGTCAGCTCTTCAAAAAAGAAATGAAGAAGCTAATCAAAAGTTCTTGCTAACCAAAAAGAAACAGCTTGAGGAACTTGAGCAGGGTTCCTATAGACAAGCTACTTACACAGAGAAACCTCTGTAGGGAGACACAATGGGAGCACCATCAATATCTGGTGGAATGACCGCAGAGGAGCAGAGAAAACTGCTTGCCGAAGAGCGTCAGTTTCAGCAGGAACAAGAAGACAAGCGCAGAGCAATCGCGCTTGAAGAAGAAGATAGAAGAAAGCGCGAAGCAGAAGCAGAGCGCGAAAGACTCGCCGCTGAAGAAGCTGCTAGAATTGCGGCAGTGGATAAAGCAGAGAAAGCAGTAATGGAAGAGGAAGAAGAACAGCAGAAGAAACCAAAGTCATCTATGGGTAAGGTTTCTTTCTACGAGGCTTTGGGCAAGGGAATGTCTGCTAAGGCGGAGAAGCCGCTATGAACCTAAGAGAACGCTTTAGGCTGTTAGACTCTCATAGAACATCAAAGCTAGATAGAGCGCGCCAGTGTTCTCAAATTACCATTCCAACAATCTTGCCACCAGAGTCGTGGGAGGAGGGAAGATCCCTCCCACAGCCATACTCTAGTGTTGCAAGCAGAGGAGTTACTGCACTAGCCTCTCGTATTCTGTCTGCGCTAATTCCTCTAAACGATACACCGTTCTTTAAGTTCATGCTTAAGGACGGGTCAGAATCTCCGCATGAAGTAAACGCCTACTTAGAAGGTACAGCAAATCAGGTCTATAAGAAACTGATATCCACAAATCTAAGAGAGTCAACATTTCAAGCACTACAGCACCTAATAATCACTGGTGATGTATTGATGATGGTGGACGATAGATACTTCTTTACAAACTACAGACTAGATCAGTATGTGGTTCAGCGTGACATAATGGGAGAAGTTATTGAGGTTATTCATCTTGAGTATGAGCCGATAGATCCAGACGACATACGGTATGATCAATCATCTATAGAGTACCGTCAGGGGTTTGAGACTTTCTATTGTCAGTACATAAAGACAGAAGATGGTAATTGGGCTTTCTCAAAAGAAAACTCGAAGGGAGAGCTGGTAGAAGATGGAACATTTGTTGTTCCGCCTTTCGCGGTTCTTCGCTGGTTCTCTATTCCTGGAGAAAACTATGCACGATCTCACTGCGAAGATATAATGGGAGATCTAATCTCTCTTGAATCCTATACAAAATCTCAGATAGAAGGTCTAGCAGCAGCTTCTGCTTTTTGGATTGCCATTGATCCCAGCGGAATAACGGAAGTAGACGATATTGCGACAATGAGAAACGGATCGTTTGTTTCAGCAAGACAGGCCGATGTCTTCGTGATCTCGCCAGCTGCTACCATGTCTCCTCAGATTTCGGCATCAGCCAACGCTGTTGAGACAATGCGAAGAGAAATAGGTCAGGCTTTTCTGATGACGGGTCAGGCAATTCCAAGCGGGGATCGCGTGACCGCAACAGCAGTAAGAATGATTGGTTCGGAACTAGAGACTGTTCTTGGCGGTGCTTTTAGTGCCATAGCCAGAACAATGATGGAACCAATTGTTTTACGTTGCATTGTTCAAATGCTTCAAGAAGGTTTGTTGGAAGAAGAACTTGAAGAGCAGTTCTTTCATGAAGACGGAACCCTTAGTGTTCACATACTAACTGGACTACAGGCCCTTAGCAGGGATTCAGATCTACAGAAACTGATGCAGCTTGGTGAAATGGTACGAAATTTGCCACCAGAAGCTATTTCAACTTTTAGGTGGGATGCTTATGCGTCAGAGTTAATTACGTCTCTAGGGTTTGATCCTCGTAAGTGGGTTAAATCTGAAGAAGAAGTAGCAGAGTTACAGGCCGCACAGCAAATGCAACAGATGCAAAACGCAACGGCACAGACCACGGCTGGAGCCATTGGCTCGTCTATGGCTCAGGCTGCTGGCTCAGCAACTCAAACGGCCCTACAGTCACCAGTGGCTCAGCAAACAATTACAAATGCTTTAGGCGTTTAAGGAAATAGATCATGTCCTATGAAAGACTAGCTACATGTAGGCCAGATATCAGAGGTATTTATACGGCTGATTATTTGATTACTAAAAACGGCGTACTGCTTAAAGCAAACAAAACAAAACTGATTGGTATCTATCCAACTCTTTCAGCAGCAAGAGAAACATTGAATGGGTTGTTAACCCTAAACGGGTCTAATAAACCTTATGATATGTCCTTTCGGATTAAAGAAACAATAGTAGATACCGTTTCATACACAGTTCAAAATAGCCAGACTGGAAACAACGTCAATACAATGTTCAGTCAGTCTGCCACTAACGGGATTGTCGATACCACAAATCCACAATATATCGAAATAAGTACAGACTTGGCTGGAACAAACAACTCTAGAGCTAGGGTTATAAACGAAAACGAAACGTTTGGAACACTAGCTGCGGATGTTTGGACTTCTTACAGCTACAAAACATCTATATACAAAGCCACAGCAGAAGTCGCTAATTTTGATTTTTCTTTGTGGAACAGCAATGCTCTTATTCTTGGGTTTCATGGAAACCACTCAGCTGGTACTTCCCCAACTACATATAACTGCGAAAAGGGTTGTATCTTTACACCAAACTCATTTGGAAACTGGCGCTGTCGTTGGTTCTCAACGACCGACAGTGTCACGAAACCATTTAATGAAGTGTTGTTTAAAGATACAAACTATCCAGTACAATCCAAAACAAACCTTGAAATAAGAATCGAAGATTTTGGAAAAACAGCAATTTGGCTAATCAACAACAGCGTTGTCTTTTCGTGTAGCTATACAGATAGCCCGCAGTTCATCATGGATGATGGAGTTCAAAAGGTTATTAAAAACCTCATATACTCCGCGCCAACAGACAGTGGCGAAATTCCTGGAGAACCACCAAGCTTTGGCTTTGCTGCCTATGTGGGGGCTGAAGTTAGAAGAAGAACAGCTGGGTCCAGTCAATACAAACTTAGACTTTTTAATCAATCTTTAGAAACAGAATAAAAAATGGAACAAACAAACGAACCAACGACTCAACCACAGGTTGAACAATCAGCGGTTGCACAAGATCCTGTCGTTGCCAATGAGGCAAAGGCTTTCGAGACTTATGTAAACGCAAACAATGTACAAGTCCCAGCAAACTTCAAGTCAGCTGGTGACTGGTTTAACGCGCTCAAGTCAGCTCAAAGCGAATACACCAAGGCACGACAAGAGATCTCAGAACTAAAAAAGCAGATTCCTGCTCAGGAAACCAAAGCTCAGGAGCAACCCGTGGAACCTGTTCCACAGATTCCAGAGGAACTTCGGATTCCCGATAAGCAGCAGGAGCAACCTGTACAGGCAGCACAAAACCTATTGACACAAGAAGAGTGGGCAAAGTATGCGACCGAGTTTACCGTTAACGGAGATCTGACACCAGAATCCCGTAACGCAATCAAGGCCAAGCTTAATGTCCCAGACTTTGTGATTGATGATTTTATGCAGGGACAGAAGGCCCGCCTACAGCAAGCATACGGAGAAGCAGCCAACCGAGTTGGTGGCAAGGATACGCTAGCCAAGGTCTTTGACTGGGCTAGCAAGAACTTGTCCAAGCAGGAACAGGCTACGATCAACGCATCGCTTGCAACACCTTCATGGGAAGTTACCTTACTGGGTCTTAAGAGCAAGTACGACGCTGCTCAATCCAGCAAGGTAACAGCAAACGAACCAGCTAGGGCTGGTACAAAGGTTGGGGTTTCTGCTACTAATGCGGCAATCAACAACCTACCGTACTCAAGCAAGGCTGAGTTCTACACAGAGAGATCGGATCCACGATTCAAGTCCGATCCAAAATTCAGACAGGCCGTAGAACTACGGATGTCACGAACAAACTTCAATTCATTACGATAAGGAATAAAACATGCCCGATAATATTTTGGCAGACAATCTCCCATATAGAACAGATGTAGCTGCTGGCCTTTCTGGCCCAATCGCGGGTGCAAACAAGCTTTGGCTAAGCATTTGGAGTGGTGAAACCATCCATGCTTACGACGAGTACAACATGTTTGAGTCTCTTGTTGACTCAAAGACCATCTCAAGCGGCGTTGCAATGGAGTTCCCAGTCACGGGTACCGTTGCGTTGAACGCTGCTTGGAACGCGGGTATTGAGCTTGTTGGTTCAACTACCGACAGCGCATCAGCAACCATTGCAATCAAGCTTGACAAGCGTCCAATCGCTGCTCACTTTGAGATTGACAATGTTGACCTCATGCAGACCCAATGGGAGTTCCGCTCGGAGCTTGCCCGTCAGGCTGGTATGACCCTTGGCAATGCCCGCGATAAGCAGATCGCTGCTTATATTGCTCGCGCTGCCGCTGAGGATCTAAACTACAACTCCAATTACGATGGTGATGGTACTCCAGCAATCTATGTTGGTGCAGATCCAAGAGCTCTTCGTTCGGGTCCAGTCTTCATCAATCCACTCTTCTTTGATCTCGGTAGATCGGCTTCTACTAACGCTCAGAGATCAGCCGCAGCACTTGAGGCACTCAAGGCTTGCGAAGATTTCGTTGTTTACCTACAGGAAATCAACGCACCAACCGATGGTGTATACCTTGCTGTAGACCCGAGAACATTCCAAGACATTCGCGCTCTTGGTGTTGCTAGAACCGACACAACCGCAGTATATAGTCAGCCACTCTTTGGTGGTGTTGCTGCCGCTGGCGGTCTTGGCGCTGCGTTGACTCAGGGTATGAACAACCTAACAGACTCACTTGAGTACATGGGTGTTCGCATTATCAAGAGCAACCACCTCCCATTTGCAAACACAACTGGTATCGGTGAGGCTCGCTATAATCTCACCTTCGGTGATGCTGGTATCTGCGGTCTTCTCTTCCAGAGAAGCGCAGTCGCTGCTCTCAAGCTTCAGGGTCTAAAGGTTGATACCGTTGATGACATTCGTCGCAACACAACCTTCACCGTTGCAAGCATGATGGCTGGTACTGGCGTTCTTCGTCCAGAGTGCGCCGCTGTATTGGTCAAGCCAACCGTCACAAACACCCTTTCCAGTGCTACAACCCAGACTGAAGCTCTGATTGTTGGTTCAACAAAGGCAACCGTAGATCTTTTCTTCGTTACTGGTGGCGTTCCAGCAAACAATGTGAATATCTGCACGGCAGTTGTCGGCGCGGGTAGCGGCGGCGAACCAGCCTCCAAGGCTCGTCAGGCTTTGCGTACACTCATGGTCATGACCCGCGAGGTTGTCAACACCGCTGCTGACGCATTCCCATATGCCTAATTGATTTAGGTTGGGAACTATTCTGTTCAGTTAGACACTTAGCAGGTATGGTGATCAAAATCTCCTTCACATGCCCCAGCGTGTGATTGTACTTGCCCATTCCCCCTTAAGTGGGGGAGTGGGTTTTTCATTATCCCCAAACAGAAAGGAAATCATCTATGGGATATTTATCAAAACTAGATGCAGTTAACATGATGATGCTGTCTGCGGGGGAAAGCTTGGTAGCTGACCTTCAAGAAGCATCAGGCATTGATACAGGTATTGCAGAGTTCCTATTGGATCAGATGTCAATGGAACATCAGACAAGAGGAATTGCAGAAAACAAATTCATCAAGAAGCTTCAGCCAGGTGCCAACGGAAAGATTATCCTTGGCTATCCAAACATGGATTATCTCGGTATCATTGAAGCATCTCTTATGTCATCTCACTATACGGAAGATCGCCAGCTAATCGTAGCTAGGGTTTCTCAAGATGAACCACCTCGGTTATACAACATGACGGAGGACAAGGATATCTGGACTCAAGAGGATTACTATGTGTCGATCATTGCGTTATTGAGGTGGGAGCAGCTTGATACAACCACGCAGAGAGCCGTACTAAACGGAGCAATGCGTAGATATCAAATGCTTGTACAGGGAGATAGAACGATTGATCAGGTTCTCTCACAAGACGAGCAGATCTCCCGTATCAAAGCCAGAGCAAACGATGTCTCAGACAAGAGACGAAACATTCTAAACGACAAAAATGCAGTAAACAGACTGCCTTATTACTATGGATCAAATAGATTTTGGAAAGGATTCTGATGGCTGAAAAGCAAATCATTCCTATTCTAACCTTAAGCGGTGGAGTAAGCAGACAACCAGCAAGCAAAAGAACCCCATTCCAAGCTGAAAACCTAGACAACTGTCTGGTATCCTTGGAAAGATCGGTTGAAAAAAGACCTGGATTTTCTATTCTAAGCGGTGTTGGAACATACGATCTATCGTTTCTTCCAACAACCGTAGATCCTCACTTCACTTGGTATCAGCTCGATAGAGACAACAGATACCTGATAATCATAGATAGAAACGCAATACAAGCAACCAGCACTTTGTTCTATGTGATGAAGATCACCGATGTCGGGTGGACAAACCAAACACCAGAAGCTCAATGGGATCCACAAGATCCAGAACTGACATGGAACGGATTAGACAGCATAACAAATACCGATGCTAGGTATCCAATTTACACCTTGTCTTTAAACGTTTTATCTGGAACCCCGCTTCAAAAGTATACAACCGTTCTCAATACTGGGTTGATAAATAGAGACACAAGAACCTATATAACACACGGTTCTGGCAAGCCAAAGGAAGTCCTTAAGGCATTGCAACTTGGTACAAATATTGTATACCTAAACACAAAGGTATATGCTGGTTTTACATCAGGAACCAGTGGAAAGATTGTTGGCTTGGACGGAAAAGAAACAGGGGCCACTGACCTAATTGGAAACAAGGTAACGTATTACTCCGCAGTTCGAGTAAAAAAGACAACGGATGGTAGACTATATCCAAACAACCACACACTCAGAGATGGTGAATCTTGGGATGTTGGGTTTCCTCAGCAGTTTATTCCAGTTGAAGATTATGTCTATGGCGACTTTGAAAAGCCTTGGCTTGGTCAGTCAGTTGAAAACTTTGGAGAAATAAGATTTCCACCTGATAACAACGACTGGATTGTGTTGAACGAGAGACTTGCCGAGACAACCCCTATTGCTATTCCTGCTGACACATCGGCAAGAGATATGTTAAAATTGCTGTATGATGCGGATACACCGTACTATAATCCAACAGCTGCTCCAACGCCAATTCCAGACGGCAGAGGAAAGATATATTACTGTGATGCTCCTTACCTATCATTGGATGCTGGGTATTACAGGATTGTTTCTTTCCCAGAAGATCAGGTCGAGTCTGGAGTAACTGGTAAGGGAAAGCCATACACACAAAAAGTAAGAACACCAGACCATTCGTCGGTCATAGACAAGAAGAGAATGCCTCAAAAGCTTACCTTCTTGAATGGTGTCTTTAAGTTTGAGCCAATCAATTGGACACCACGAACGGTCGGCGATAGAGTAACAAACCCAGGTCCATCTCCATTCCTCACACCAGAGGGAGAAGCAAGGCATGTTCAAATAACAGCCCTCTGCAACTTCAGAGACAGGCTGTTCTTTGCGTCTGGAGACATAGTGTTCTCATCTCAGATGGGCGTACTAGAAGACCTGTGGATCAAAGACCCAAGCAATGTAACTGTATCAGATCCCATTGACGTTCGCGCAGCAAGCAATAGCTATGCCGAGATTACGGCAATGGTTCCGTTCAATCAATACCTATTCATCAACACAAAGGGTGGGGTTCAGTTTGAACTTAAAGGCGACAGCAATCTAATCTCTCCGCTAACGGCAGAGATAAGCAGCACAACCTTCTACTCAACAGCCGATTTGGTAGACCCGCTGACCCTTGGCAGTCAAATCTACTTCTTGGATAAGGAAAGATTGTACATCTACCTTAACCAAGATAGCCGAGAATTCAATACGGCTATTGAGCTGTCGAATACAGTTCGTGGCTATTTGCCAAAGAACTATAAAGATGTAACTACTGCCGTTGCACAGAACTATATCCTTGCTGTAGATGAAGACAACAAGAACACAATATACATCTACTGCAATAGATTTGATGGGGGCCAGTTGATTCAGTCCGCATTCTGGAGATATATTCTATCAAACGATGATGAAATCTTTAGCATAAAGGTATGGGATAACTACCTATATGGTTTCGTAAAGAGAGGCGGAGTTTGGTATCTAATGTCTTCCTTGCTTGAACAGGAAGAAACAAACATTCCAAAACTGGATTCAAGGACCAAACTCCTGCTGATGTCGAGCAATGTCACAAGCTCTGGTCTTACCACTACAGTAACTATTCCATATCTTCTTCCACAAGAAGACGAAGCTTATGTTGTTCTTACAGATGATTTTGGAGACATAAAAGATTCTGTATTTAAGATTCTAGAAACAACCAGACTAGGTAACACCACGTCTTTTGTCATAAGTGGAATCAACCTAAGCAATCATCTGCTTAAGAACATATACGTTGGATCTGCCTATAGAATGAGCATTGAACTCTCTCCTATTTATCTAAGAGGAGAAGGAAACAACATCATCGAAGGCACCGTAAACCTTAAGACACTGACGGTAAGGCACCACAAGACTGGAAACTACAGCGTGCAGGTAACTAGAAGAGGGCGACAAAATAAGCTTGTTTCTGAATTTTCAGCGACAAATCTTGAAACAAACCCAATACTTGCAGTAGATGGTACATTCACCGCAAAAGTATTTGGATTCGCAGATGAAACACAGATTGAAATCATCAACGATTCCGTTACCCCGTGCAACATAACCCAGCTTGAATTCAAGACTGTGTTCAACAAGAACAACTCATCATTGAGATAAACATGGCAACAAACCTAAGTAAAGTAACGGTGGCTGTAGATAGGCAATACACCCTACCAACCACCTCAATATCTTATGCCCAGTTGTCTTTAACTGAAGGCATTCCACATAAAGATCAAATAGTTGTCTTCAGAAAAGATATTTACTTTTTGGAAGGAACACCAACTCTATCGCTTAGAGAGTTTAGAGAGATTGGTTTAGTTCCTGGCTCGATTTTTACATTTAACGAACAGACAAGAGAAATTACTGCGGCCCAAGAAATAGGAAACTATCAATTTGTATACGACAACGGTTCGACATCATCCTATGCTATTTGGTCCCCAAATGAAAACCTGCTGATCATGCGTAAGTCAATGCTTGCAGAAGCATTGGTTACTTGGGTCACTGGCTCTAGAATCACCGCAGATCAACTCAATCTAAACACATCACAGCTATTGGCACTATTGCAAGAGTTGTACTATGGCATCTACAATTCCATAAATAGAAACGATTGGGATGCTGTTGTCAATCCTATGTCAATTGATTTTGACATGGGTGGAAACAAGATTATAAATGTCGCATCTCCAGACAACGCTGTAGATGCAGCAACCAAGGGATATGTTGACGGCCTTATTGCCAGTCAACTCACGAACAAGCTTGGACAGCCAAATGGAATTGCAACGCTAGATGCCACTGGTAAACTAGCCGTGACACAAAGCCCAGCTCCTTTGGGTACACTTCCTGGTTCGTTCTTCTCATCTCCATCAGCACCAACCAGATCAACAGGTGGTAACGGCCTGTTCAAGTGGGGTTCGCTGTGGTACAACACAACAAACGGTAGACTATATGTCTACACGCCAGACAATAGATATGGAAGTCTAGATGAAACCCACAACGGAGAAATCGGTTATTGGGTTGATGTGGCTTCCCCAGCAGTATAAGGTACAACATGCCAATCAACTTTCCTGACAGTCCGACAAATGGACAGACATACACAGACAACGGAATTACTTGGCAGTATTCGTTAGCCAACAATTCCTGGACAATGACAACTTTTGGAGATCCTGGGATTTCCAATCTAACAGATCACGATAACACACTGGTTACTCTGGATCACAACCCATCGACAAATAGAAACCTGCCAGTGGCTGCTGTTGGTCTTAAATATGATCCAGCGGTTAGAACACTTACGCTAAGCATGACAAGTGGACAGACTGCAAACTCTGTAGAGCTAAAGAACAATGTTGGAACCACCCTAAATTCATTCAATGCCCGTGGTATTTTGGATAAGGCTGGAAAGATCTACTATGGAAACACAGAACCAACAGTAAACGCAGCTGACACTGGCCAACTCTGGTGTAATCCAGCAGCCTCATATGCCTTAAGTGTTTGGGATGGAACCAACTGGACTCCAGTAAGCCAAACATCTGGTGGCGTTAGTCTCGATCTAAACCAAACAATCACAGGAACCAAGACATTTAATCCATCGGCTAGTGGAAACGGAATTGAGTTGGCTGGTTCTACTTCCTGCATTGCTGGTAGCGGGGCAAACAAGGACATAGTCCTTAAGCCAACAAACGCAACCACGGCTGTTGAAGTACTTAGACTAAACCCAACAAACGCTTTGTTTGCAAGCGGTGTAAGCCTAGACTTCTATGCGCTCGGAACAAACGCGCAAGGTGTAGTTTGTACCCTTAGCAGTGCTCAGACAATAACAGCACTTAAGACATTCTCTGGAAACATTCAAATGAATGCTCCTACGAATAACTATATCTTTGCAAACGATTCTACTACTGGAAACGTAGGACTGGAAAATCTTGTTCTTTCCCCCAATCTAGCTACTAACTCAAGATTTATCAAGGTAGATGGAAATGGAAGAACTGGCTCTGATAAGGGAGTTACCATTAGTGCAAGGAACTCTGATGGTATTGGAAAACTTACCGTGCTTGGAGATGTTGATATACAGGGAACTCTAAAAACAAGCGGCTCCGCTACTATTCCAGGATTGGCAGCACAGAACACTGTTTACTGTCAGCTTCCTGTTGTTGGCATAGGGAATAGTAAACCTTTGTTTGCCGATAGGTGGTTTTTGGGTCCGCTTGAAATCTATGTGACAAACACAGGCACTCCAAGCAACAATCGCGTTACAGTAAAAAACAACGCAACATTTCCAGTACGCATTATGTACTGGAGAATGCAACACAACATTTCTAATTACTATAAGTCAATATCGTTGCATACAATTCCAGCATCGACGGAAGTTGCTTTAACTGCTGATTATCAAACACTGTATAGCGGTTATTCAATTCTAACATATGGTTGGGGATCTCCTACCCCAATCAGCTTCTCATACACTTCTGGAAATGCGCCAATAGAGGTTGCAATTTCTTTGTACTAATATGGAACAGACTATTACACCATTAACAATAGAACAACTGCTGCTAGTTATCAGTGTTCTATTTATACCAGCAGCTGGTTGCGTCTATTGGATAGCTAGCAAGATTTCAAGTTTAGAAGCAGAGATAAAAGCTGGCAAGGACATCAAGACAGTTGAACACAATGCTGTTTTAGACAGAGTAGAGCAACTGGAGAAACATGTACACGAAATACGAAATGTTTTGCAGACACTTACGCTTGCAATGGTTCGTAGCGGCATCAATGTTGATAAAAACGATCATCATTAGTTCGCTATTGTTTACAATGTCTTGTTCTGCCGTAGGCAAGATACAAACCAACGCAAATGAAATACGGACACTCGCGGAGGAATCAAAGCAGGAGTTTGTAAAGATCCATGAAGCAGCTGCAGCAGAGCCACCAAGAACAAAAGAAATCAAGGAAAGATCCAATCAAGGGATTTCTAAACAGACCGAGATTATTGAGAAAACCCAAGTTGTCATCGAAGCGACTTCGGGGGTAAAGGACATAGTTCCTTGGTGGGCCAGCGCCCTACAGGTAGTTGTAATTGGTCTTTCAATACTTGGTTGTCTTTTGTTTCTGTGGTATTCTGGGTTAGGTTTGCTTGTTAAAAAGATGGTTGGATATATACCATCGGCCAAGATTGAAGAAGCAAAACTTCTTTCAGAAGCCTTGGATGACAATAGCAACACTGCAATTAGAGAGGCCGTTGCTGCTTTAAGAGCTATGGACCCAGAGCTTAACAAGGCGTTTAAAAAGAAAAAGAAAAATGCCAAACTATAAACGAACAATAGAAAGAACTCCAACAGAGATAACGGCTGGAATTATTCGGCTGTTTATCAACCAAGATGGAGAGCTTGTTGCCGAGTATGCTTCTGGTCTTATTCAAACTCTTGATCTTAATACAACACCCACGCAAACAATTCTAGATGGAGAATTTGCCCCACAAACCCAGGTTAATGACTGGGATGGTGGCAATGCTTCATCTGTTAACACCAACGATATAAACGGTGGGGAAGCATAATGGCTGACGACATTATTAGGATAAGACGAGATAACGAAACTAACTGGGATAACGAAGATCCAACACTTGGTGTTGGTGAGATTGGTTACAACACAACCAATAAGAAACTAAAGGTTGGAAATGGAAGCGATGCTTGGACTATACTTCCATATGTTACTGCTGGTATAACCAACGGTTCGTATGGAGACATCGTGGTATCAGGTGGAGGATCCACTTGGTCACTTAGTTCTACATTGATGTCCACCATAAATGGTAAACTTGATAGTGGTCCAATAGATGGCGGAACCCCATCATCGGCAGATCAGGTAATTCAACTACGAAGAGGAACTAGCTGGACTGGCGTTGTTCTCAACGCTGGTGAAGTTGGATATGATACATCCATTAATGAAATTAGAATAGGTGATGGATCAACCACATGGGATGGACTAAGCCCGATTGGATTACCCAAGATTAGTTCGTTCAACCTTACAGATCTTGGGGATGTTACTATCACTGGAACACCCGCTGTTGGCGACGTGTTGACATGGAGCGGTTCAGCGTGGACTTCTGACGAACTTCCTGGACCTGAACCACTTGGTCTAAACGATCTAAGCAACGTTTCTCTTTCCAGTCCGACAAACACACAGGTTCTTCAGTTCAATGGAACAAACTGGGTAAATACAAACCCAGTGTTCACACCAACTGGTTCAGCTGGTGGAGACTTGAGTGGAACATTTCCCAACCCAACAATAAAAACAAATGCAGTAACATTAGGTAAGCTAGAAACAAGAAACCGACAAACCATTCTTGGTGTTGGAACTGGTATTGGCTCTAAAGGAACAGTAGAAGAGCTTACACTTGGTTCTGGTTTAAGTATTTCTGGAAGTGTTCTATCAGCTTCTGCTGGTTCTGGAACAGTAACATCTATTACCGCTGGTACTGGTCTTGGTGGTGGAACTATTACAACTAGTGGAACTATTTCAGTAAACTTTGGTTCTACTTCAACTACAGCGTGTGTCGGGGACGATGCTCGTCTTTCTGATGCTCGTACTCCACTTGCCCATACTCATGCAATATCAGATGTCAATTTACTTCAGACTGCGCTTGATAATAAACTAGATGACTCTCAGGCATCTGCATTTGGTTTGACTTTGATTGATGATGCTGATGCTGCGGCTGCAAGAACAACTCTTGGTCTTGGAACTATTGCTACACAAGCTGCAAATAATATTGCTGTTACTGGCGGAACACTACAGGGTGTGACCGTAACCACGGGAACATATTCATCTCCCGTGAATCAAGGACTTCTGTATGCGGTACGAAAGAGTACAGCAGGAACAATCTCCAAGGGTAGACCAGTATACATTGTTGGGTCTACAGGAAGTCATCTTACTGTTGAGCTTGCACAGGCAAACACCGAAGCAACATCAGCATACACAATAGGTGTCGCTGCTACCGATATTACAAACGGAGCAGATGGATTTATCATGTTGAAGGGTAGACTTACTGGGTTAAATAATCTCCCAACATCTACCTTCACAGATGGAGATCCCATATATCTATCAGAGTCAACCGCTGGTGACTTTAGAACAACAATACCAACTGCGCCAAATCATGGAGTATTCATTGGGTTTGTTGTCAAGGCAAACAACGGCAATGCTGGTGAAATGGATGTTCACATCCAGAACTACCAGGAACTTGAAGAACTGTCTGATGTCTTTATTTCTGGTATAGCGGCAGATCATTTCTTAAAGAGAAATGCAACAAATACAAGATGGGAAAATGTGTCTCCAGCAGATGCAAGAACAGGTCTTGGACTAGGATCGCTTGCCACTCAGTCAGGAACATTTAGTGGTACATCATCTAACACAAACACTGGTGATCAGAATGTATTTACTACCATTGCGGTGGCAGGACAATCAGATGTTGTTGCAGATTCTACATCAGATACACTGACTCTTGTTGCTGGTACAAACATTACAATAACAACAAATGCTGGATCAGATGCTGTCACTATCAATTCAACTGGTGGTGGCGGTGGCGTTGATGAGGATTTTGTAATAGCTATGGCTATTGCCCTAGGATAAAACATGAAAGCACTGTTAGGAATTGATTTCAATGGGTCTTATACCTTCGACCCAGCAAACAACAAGGTAATATTTAGAAACCTAGATGATGCTATTTCACTAAGCAGCATTCTGGTAATTACAAATGTCACGGCAAACACCGTGATCTACAACTTTGCATCCTCCACAAAGGGTGCAGTCTCGTTCAACGGAACGGAACTAGTGCTGGATTACAACACATCCAGCATGAATGCCAACGATCAGCTTCAGATCTATCTTGATGTCAAGCACGAAGGAAACTCGCTGCTAAGAAGAATTCTAGCTGCATTGCTTGCTCCACTTGGGTATGATAAGTTGATTCAGCGGTTTAGAAATACCGCGATACTAGAGTCTGGAACACTTACAACCTGTTCTACAGTTACAACCTGTTCTACGGCTTCAAACTTGGTGAACCTAAACGGTTTGCCAGCTGATCGTATAATCTTCGGTCAGAATTTCGCAGCTTGGGCTGCAACAAACAGAGCAAGGATAACCTGATGGCCAATACATTTAAAAAAGTAATCGACAGAATGATGTGGGTATCGGTTCCTCCCCTGCCCACAGCACACTCCGCAGCTGTAGCTGTGTGTTCCGATTTAAGATCGGATATTTCAAGAAACCCGTTTGTCTATCAACTGGCAAGCAACACTGTTCTCAACAGATACAACATCGTGACAAAGGGATCAAACTTTGTGCAGTCTCCAGCATTGGCTGGTACATTCGGTGCTGGTGCTGCGGTGGCGTTTGCTCCGTCATTTGGTGTTGTGGGTACAATCGCAGCTGGTGCCACGACTACTTCGGTAGTCCTAAGTACCGCGCTTGCAACAGCTGTCGGTGTAAACATGCTGGCCAACCGTGGTGGTTCTGGTGATCGTGGTTTCAAACTACGAATCATCGACACCGTTGCTGGCAAGACAGCCGAGCGTTACATCGTTGCAAACACTGGTGGAACAACCCCGACTATTACCGTCGAGTCATCTTTTGGTTTTACTCCAGCTACTGGTGCTCGCTACGAGATTGTAGCTGGTCGTGTATTCATGCTTGGTGCTGCTGCTACGGCATCAAACATCTGGAGATCCCTAGAGGTAGCAACAAATACCCTGTCTAGCGGTCTTTCCACAACCAACCTTCCAGCAACCATCGGCACGGATTCTCATATCCTTGTACTAGATGAGCAGTATACGCCGTTTGATTGCAATCCTGGCGATGGCTTCATCAAGGGTACATACAACTATGACACAGGTGTTGTACAGAGATTCGCTCTTACCGCAACTGCGTCCGCTGCTGGTACCTTGACAGGTCAAGCATCTGCTGGCGATGCGGTGGTTGCTGCAAACGAGTTTAGAAACTTCCAGATCAGAATCGTGGAAGATACCGTTACTCCAACTGCGGTTGGTCAACGGAGAATCATCGCTTCGCATACTGCTGGTCCATCGCCAGTGTATACACTTGGTGGTGGTAACTGGACGGTAACCCCGTCTTCCAGCGCGAAGTTCGTCATTGAGTATCCAAACCTCATTGTGGTTCGTAGCACGGCTACCACAACCACCTATACCTACAACTACATGGATGCCACGATCAACAACGGCACCAACAGCATTGCGACAAACTCATGGTCAACAGCATATTTTGCTGTTGGCTCTGCTGCAAACGCGGCTGGTGGTTTCTGGATTCCATCTTTTGGAATTAGACCAGACATAGCGAAAAACTCAAGACACTCGTTCTGCTATTACTTCCGTGGAGGTAACACGGCTACCGTCGATCTATTCGATATTGCTGGTGGTACAACTGGAGCGTGGACTGCAAACATCGTAATTGACGGTGCTGTAGCAATGAACACTGGTTCGTGTGCTGCCTATGCTCCATTTGGTTCGGAAGGTAGAATGGGGTATGTCAATTCCTATGTTGCGTCTGGTATTAGCCAGATCTTTAGATTTGATGTCCAGAACAGGGTTCTCAGTCCATACGTCCCAACGGATGATCTACAGGCTGGTACTGCTGCGGTTGGAAACCGACTTGCAGCATATGTAGCTCTGGATGGAACGGATATCTATGATGTCGTTCTACTGCAATCACACCTAGTCGCTAGAGCGCAAGAACTTATACCGCTGGTATAACAGCATGACACCAGAAGAAACAATACAGATCTTCAACAACAGACTAAGCTACCTGAACATGCAGAGAGATATTGCTGTTCGTTGTGGTCAACTTGAACAAATTCTAAAAATTGACGAAGACATCTTGTCTACCGAAGCAACCTTGCTTCTCTTGAACTCTTCGTCTTTAAACGCAGCATAAGCTGCAAAGGAAAACAAATGATTACTACTATCGCTACTATCGAGTCACTATTGGGATCAATCTGGTTTGCAGGACTAACCTTCCTCGCTGGCTATTTGATCGCCCACCCATTCCCAATCACCAAGCTTTTCAAGAAGGGAAAGTAACATGCCAAAAGTAGGAAAGAAGAAGTTTCCATACACCGCAGAGGGTATGAAGATGGCAAAGGCTGAAGCCAAGAAGAAGCCAGTCAAGAAGAAGAAGTAATGCCAAAGAAGCCATCCGTATCAATGACCAAGAAGGATAAGAATCCCAAGGGAGGTCTTACCCAAGCTGGTCGAGACAAATACAACAGAGCAACTGGTTCTAAGCTAAAGGCCCCAGTCGGGGGAGCACCAAAGACACCAGAACAAATGCGCCGTCAAGGTTCGTTCTTGGTGCGAATGGGTTCTGCGGCTGGACCGCTTAAGGATTCAAAGGGTGAAAAGACCCGCCTTAAGCTTAGCTTAGAGGCTTGGAACCACTATGGCGATAAGCCAAGTGCGGTTGCCAAGGGTAGACGCTTGTTACAGCGTTACCAGAATGCGAAGAAAAAGAAGTGAACGACATCAACACACTTAAGGATTTGCTTATCGACTGCCTTATTCAGGATCTAATGGACGAAGAGAAGAGATCCCCGTCTCTCTATCAAGTCGTTGCCCGAGTAGTTGCAGAGAATAAGCCAACCAAAGAGGCACTCCCAAGTGCCGATCTTGAGGACATTGTTCCTTTCAAGATCATGCGAAAAGCTTCCTCATAGTCTTAGGGAAGTAATTACGCTATGCCGTGTATTCCCGACAGGGAGTACCATTACGGCTGCCATCCATCGGGCAATCATGCGGTGGAATTTCGCTACGCTTCCTAGGGTCGATGGATCCTAGGAAGTCTTTAGAAAGGAGGTACTATGAAAGTACCAGAAGAAGTACTAGAGGATTTCAGAAACCATCTGTTTTTCTCTTTCAAGTACCTAGGTCTTGGAGAACCATCTCCACTACAGTATGCAATGGCCCACAGAATTCAATACGGACCACGGGACTTTCAGCTACAGGCTGGCCGTGGTGCTGGCAAGTCAACCATCGTTGCGGTATTCGCAAGCTGGTTGTTGCTGCAGGATCCAAACACAACGATCATGGTAATCTCTGCGGGACAGGACAAGGCAATCTCGTTCATCTCTCAGGTACGGCAGATCATCTCGCTGGTGCCGTACATGGTACACCTGTTGCCCCGAGACTGGGACAAGGACAACGCCTTTGGATTCAATGTCGGTTGCAAGACCCGCAAGGGTCAGGATCTATCCTGCTTTGCCAAGGGCATCACGGGACAGATCACAGGCAGTCACGCAGACTATGTGCTGGGTGATGACATAGAGATCGAAAAGAACTCGGATACGCCCCCAGCTAGACAGAAGCTGTTGGACAGACTCAAGGAAATCGAGAATGTCAGAAACCCAGTAGACCACGGTCGGGTAATCCTATTGGGTACCTACCAGTCAACTGACTCAATCTATCTGCGGTTGCCTTATGAGATCGTTAAGTTCCCAGCAGAGATGCCAAACAAGGACAACGATGACGAGATACAGCATGTAGATGAATACATCCTGCAGCTGGATGTCGAAGCTGGAGACTCGGTTGATCCCGTTAGGTTCCCGAGAAAAACACTTGAGGAAAAGAAAGCAAAGCTTGGCCCAAGAAACTATGCCCTGCACTATAAGCTGGATCCAACCCTAAGCGATGCAAACAAGTATCCGCTTAGGTTAGAGGATCTGATTGTCATGGACTGTCCTCTGGATGTATTTCCAGAGAAGGTAGTCTGGGCAAGAGGAACACCATTGAAGATTCCATCCTTTGGATTGAATGGTGACTATCTGTACGGCCCTCTATGGAAGGCCGACAGCGTCACGCAGTATCAAAGCACGGAGGTCTTTGTGGATCCTTCGGGCAGAGGAGCAGACGAAACGGCAATATGCGTTGCGTCCTTTGTCAATGGATACATTGTCATTCATGACCTTTTTGGCCTACAGGGTGGATACGATCATTCGGTTCTATCTGCCATAGCCAAGACAGCAAACAAGTACGATGCATCCATAATCAACATCGAATCAAACTATGGTGATGGTATGTTCTCTTCGTTGTTGAGGCCAGTCGTATCCCAGATGTGCAACAGGGTTGCAATAGAAGAGTTCAAGGTAAAGGGAAACAAGGAGAAGAGAATACTGGATGTGCTTGAGCCAATCATGGCAACACATCGACTCATCTTCGATCACCGAGCCATACGGGACAAGGACAACCAGCTGCAGATAACCAGAATGCAGGACAAGCGTGGTGCCATGAAGCACGACGACAGAATTGATATCCTTGCGTCCGCTGTAAGCAGATGGTCTAGCGAGGTTGTCGTAAACCCAGACACCGTCATTGAACGGAACAAGGAAAAAGAACACAAAGAAACAATCAAGCAGTGGCTGGGCAACAAGAGAATGTCCGTATTGCTTGGAGATAGATACTATGGCCAGAAGGTCAATGGTATCGAAACAACAAGAACACCAAGCGTGTTAGATAGATTCTACAGGAGATGACATGCCTTTTATCATAGGCGGATTGGCGGCAGCTGGCAGCATTGTCTCTGCCATTGGTGGGGCCTCTTCAGCAAAAGCACAAGCCATTGCCCAAAAGATGCAGCAGGATCAAGCCAACTTTCAGGGAAAGTGGCAGAACGAAGCACAGAACAGAAACATTCTTAGACAGTGGGAAGCACAGTACCACCTAAATAGACAGATCGAAGAAGAAGCAAACAAGACATTTGTTGGTCAGAACTATTACGCGAGGATGATGTTCAACAACAACTCCTCGGCAATGTCCAAGCAGACACGACAGGCTACTCAAGCCTTTCTCGGCAGCGTGTCCTCGAAGGGAATTAGCCTAGACTCCGCATCCGCAAGGGCGTTGATGCGTCAGGCTACCGAAGATGCCAGACTGAATCAGAAGAACCTAAAGGTAAACTTTATGAATCAGCAACGGGATATTGAAACCCAGTATCAGAACATGTTGGCACAGAGAAACACCAATGCACCAGAGCAAGTTACATTCATGGAACAGCGCGGACCAATCGCAGATTCGTCATCGGCTATGTTGCTGAGCGGCGTAGCTAGCGGTGTACTTGGTGGAGCTGCGGCTGGATATGGAGCCTATAGGCAGTTTGGAATGTCATCAGGCGGTGGATCGTCATCGGGATTTAATCCCAGTAATAACGCATACACCAACAGGACATCAGGCGGTGCGGTTGGAGGAAGATAAAAATGCTTAAAGCAGAACAACTAAACAAACTATATGCCTTGGCTACTGGTAAGCAGACAAAAGAAAACCAAATCAAAGAAATCGAAAAACAAGATAACTCTCGCGTTGTATCTAAAGCCAAGAACGAACTAGCAAAGTACAAGGGGTTGTTTATGGATCCCTATGAGGCTTGGACCAAGTGG